TCTGGGTTCTGTGTCCAGGCCTCCATCTGCTCTTTTGTAAAGTTTACACCAAGTCCAGGGATGTCTGCAGAGACAAGAACATCTCCAACTTTGAGGTTTTGTGCTACAGTATATCCTTCTGTGGTTAACACTAGCGTGTCTACACCAAGAGACTTTCCAGGAGCAAAACTATAAGCACCGAAGGCTGAGAACGCACCGAAGGCACCGAAGGCACCGAAGGCTGAGAACGCACCGAAGGCACCGAAGGCACCGAAGGCTGAGAACGGCTCTACAATTTGATCTGGACACTTACATAGTCCATTACACTGAATTGTTCCAGAACATCCATCAGGTCCAGAGCATGGCTGTCCTTCATTTGCATTACAAGGATTTACAGGTGCAACTGGTGGAGTTACAGGAGCAACGGGTGGAGTTACAGGAGCAACGGGTGGAGTTACAGGAGCAACGGGTGGAGTTACAGGAGCAACGGGTGGAGCAACAGGTGCAACAGGTGGTGTTACAGGAGCAACTGGAGCAACAGGGGCTGGTGGACAATTTGGAATAGACGGTGTTCCAGGGTATCCAGAAGTAGAACATGCTATAGCGTAAACGCCACAACTTGAGGATGTGTCATTTGTAGAAGAGGTATATTGTCCTCCAGCCTCGTCTGTATAATTAGTTGAACAGTACCATGTTGTTATTGGTGCAACTGGAGCAACTGGTGCTACGGGTGGAGCAACAGGTGCAACGGGTGGAGTAACGGGTGCTACGGGTGGAGCAACAGGTGCTACGGGTGGAGCAACAGGAGCAACGGGTGGAGTAACGGGTGCAACAGGTGGTGTTACTGGTGCTACTGGTGGGGTTACTGGTGCTACGGGGGCAACCCCTCCCCCTTCATCAAAAGGGTCTGGACACCTACAAAATCCAAGACAGTTAATTGTTCCAGCACAACCATCTGGTCCATCACATGACTGACCTTCGTTTGGACTACAAGGATTTACAGGTGCAACTGGTGGAGTTACAGGAGCAACGGGTGGTGTTACTGGTGCTACGGGAGCGACAGGTGGAGCAACTGGTGCTACGGGAGCGACAGGTGCAACTGGAGCGACAGGGGTAACTGGTGTACATGATGGTACTGAAGGGTACTCAGGATAAGATCCAGTCGTACACAATGTTGCATAATCGTCACAAATAGATCCAGACACATCAGAACTTGTTGTTCCACGATCAGTTCCTCCTGTAGCATAACTTGTTGAACAATACCAAGTTGTTACTGGTGCAACTGGTGGCGTTACTGGTGCGACAGGTGCAGCATTTACGCAACTTACAAATGTTGAAGATGTTTGAGTTACATATGCTGGGTCAGAGTAACAAACTGTAAAGTTTCCTTCATAAGAAACACATGTTGACTGAGGAACAGTTTTTACTTCATTTCTACAGTATGGTCCTCCTTCAGGTGCAACAGGTGCTACGGGAGCGACAGGTGGAGTTACTGGTGCTACGGGGGCGACAGGTGCGACAGGTGGAGTTACTGGTGCTACGGGAGCGACTGGGGTTACACTATTACAATTTGTTGGCAATGCAGGCATTGAAACAGTTGAGCAAGAGAAGTCTGTTCCGCCTCCTGCTGGGAATCCAGCAACTACGGCAGCGTATGAAGCACAAGCAGTATTTATGTTTGTTGATACATTGTTATTTTCGTCAACAAAGAATGTGTCTGAGGTTGGTACACCTTGATAACAATAAGTCATATACACATAGCCTGTTGTAGTGGGTGGTGTTACGGGTGCAACTGGTGCAACAGGTGCCACAGGTGCCACAGGTGCCACAGGAGAAACTGGTGGTGTTACAGGTGCTACAGGCGCTACTGGTGTTACTGGTGCAACGGGTGGTGTTACAGGTGCCACAGGCGCTACTGGTGTTACTGGTGTTACTGGTGGTGTTACGGGTGCAACTGGTGCCACTGGTGGTGTTACTGGTGCAACTGGAGTAACGGGTGGGGTTACAGGAGCGACATTTGATCCTTCATAAATATCTCCATAAGCAATCCAAGAATTTTCTGCAACCTTTAGTAAAGTTACCTTTCCATATTGTTCATCGATAAACATTTGTCCATTTTTGCTATTAATTGTTACACCTAATGCTGGAACAAAAGTTGTGACTCCTGAGCCTATTTCAATTAAGTTATATCTAAAACCAACTGGAATTGCTACTGAAGAATTTGCGGGAATAGTCAAATTCATTGTAGACGAAGTATTAAGAAGAATGGTTTTGCTAACATCCCCTAACTCCAAGGTAAAACCAGATGTTTTTGTTATAACAGTATCAGTGTTTGCAATCCTTGGCTCTACATCAAACCTTGTATCTACAGAATTCCAATCAAGCCCTGTTCCAGCAAGATCGGGATATCCTCCAGTTGATGTTTCTATTGCGTCTGTAACATAGGCTTTTGTTGCAAGTGTTTCAATTGTATTGTCAATAGCCTTTAAATATCCTGCTACTGATTTTGTATTGATTCCGTTTGGTGTTCCAAGATTATTGTCTGTTGGAATTACTGTTGATCCATAGTGATAAAGTCTAAGGGCTTCCTGAATATCTGCTGCATCTTCATAACCAGGTATCTTGGTTGGGTATAACCCAGAGCCATTTTCCGTATCATCAATAAATTCAGCAGCCATTACATATCACCATCTTAGATTATACCACCGTAATTAGGAAATGAACGTATGCTGTTTCGTTTAGTCCAGCCCACTCCCCTTCAGAAAACTCAACGGCACGGATATTAATTGGAAGTATTACATCCCCAGTACCAGCCTGAATTGTTATTGGATTTATAGATATTGAGTGTGCTATAGGATTTTCGGGGTGAGAAAAGGTGCATTGAATATTAAAATTTTGCTCTGTTAAACCACTAACAAGACTCATAGGAACAATGTTAGAAACCTTAAAATCTACAGGATCAGTAGCCTCTCCATTTGTAAAGGAAACCTGTCTAATTACACTAAACTTGTCTGTCATCAACTTAGAAGTTTGAACCCAAGTATTAACTCCACCCTGGTTTACATATTGATACATAACAAGATAGTCTTCATCTGTTGCTTGTACGTTTATATATAGATCAAGTAGTTGTAATGTAACAGAATGTGATATTGTATTTGGATCTCCATATCCAACAAGAAAAAGATTTCCTCTATCTCCTTGTGGACCAAAATCTACATTTACTTGAACATCGGTTGTGCCACCAATTACCTTAACATCATCGGGTGATACAAATATGCTTGTCATTCTTCCGTCCACTTGGCATAAAGTGTTATTGGTCCATATGGAGAAGGAGGGGTATAAGATGCATCTGTAACTTCTACGCCACTTCCTGCTGGGCCTGTAAACCATCCACCAAATACATATCCTGTTCTAATTGGGTCTGTTGGTGGCATTAAGTTAATTGGCATTCCTTCTGCATAGGCAGTTGAGTATTGACCAGTGCAGCAAGGTGGTGTTGTCGCACTTTGATCATTATATAAAACAGATTGTACTGGAAGCCATTTTGCATAAAGAACAACTGGTCCATATGGAAATGATGGTGTATAGGATCCATTGGTAACCTGAACTCCAGATCCAGCAGGACCTGTAAACCATCCCATAAATGCATGGTTATTTCGAGTTGGGTTAGTTGTTGGTAATTGACTAATTGATGATCCAGCAGTATAAGATAAATCTCCACCACTATGACTTGTTGTTGCACTTTGATTGTCATAGGCAACAGTATTAACTACCCACTTAGGATAAAGTTTTATATCTGTATTAAAAGAAGAAACTGTTCCAGTTGGTAAGTAGTTTAAGCCATTTCCATCTGATGCAGTGTTCCATCCAGCAAGATAATAGCCAGTTCTTGAAAGAGTTCCTAAGCCTTTTAAAGTAACTGTTGCATTTGGAAGATAGGTATCATTATCTACTGGCGCTTCTCCAGATGTAGCGTTTGTGTTGTAATATATTACACGATACTTAGGAATTTCATTATTAGTTCTTCCAACACGTTGGGTAACATCATCTGTCACTGAAATTGATCCAGTCAAAAGAGTAAAAACTTTGTCATATGTTGATGTTCCTTGAGCATAAATTTGAACATCATAAACATATGTAGTGGATGAATCCATATCTTCTGCATTATCAGGAGTAATGGCACAGGTAATATAAGTTCCGCTGCCATCAATTGAGGCATGGCCAAAAATCCTTGTTACTGGGTCTTCTCCACGCTCTGTGGCAATTGTGAATGTGGCATTGCTGTAATCGTTTAATTGAAAAATAGATCCATCAGTTTTTTGAGGGTAGATTTTAAACTCATAGGTGTCACCCTTGTAGTAATTTATATTAAGTTCTCCTGGAAATGCCATGATTTTATTATACCACGCTGACGTATATAGAATTGAAAATTACTGAGGCATCAAAGTCTGTTCTAAGTTGAGGAACTGCACCGTTTCCCCACATAGCCTTGTCCTCAATAAATATATTTTGTGTAACTGAAAGGTTGTAGACATTCTGGTACTTTAACGAACCTACAAACTGAACAAATTCCTGATCCTTACTTGCAAAGTATGTCCTTAGCCAAACCTCAGTATTGGCTGTATAGGTAGTTAGTTCAAAGTTGTAGGTTAGGAATACTTGGGAGCCTTCTTTTATACCGTGAAAGTTTAGGGCTCTTTGGTGGCTGTTCCAAAGACTCGTACAACCTTTAGGAAGGTATGTCTCATTTTGATTTTTATCTTTTGTGTCCAATAAAAGTGTTACCCAACCATCATCTCCTTGAGAGATACCAAGTTTTGTTGGTTTATCAATAGTGTTTGTGTATGATGCCCATCCTGCTTGTTGGCCTGAAGAAGATAAAGAACTTGCTCCATCTTTACCTGCTGTACCTTTATCACCCTTTGGACCTGGCTTTCCTTCTGGTCCTTGGGATCCTTCTTTTCCATCTCTACCGTCTCTACCTGCGGGTCCTTGTGGTCCTACTGGGCCAGGGACTGGAAGAAATGAAAGAGCATTATCTACAGTAGGAGATGCTTGACTTTGTTCTACTTGTGCAGCATATGAAGATTTTTTTGCACCTGGAAAATCCATAGATTTAGAAACAGCCATAGATTTATTATCTCACGATATTAAGTAAGTGACTCTACAGATGTAATGATTCCATTAACAACTGAGATTAACATTGGACCCTCTGTATTAATGGTTCCTGTCCATCCCGTTGGTAAATCTCCAAGAGTTGCTACAACTTTGTCTGCATCAGAATAGCCAGATGTTCTTGCGCTACTAATTTTTGCACCACTGTATGTGTTGATATTTACTGAAGAAGGAACGGCATTTGAAGTAATGGTAACTTCAGGCGCTGCAATAGTTACTGCTCCAGAAGAAGCCTGTAGATATATGTCTGCATCATTAGCCTCTAAAGCAAGATCATTATCTCCTGAATTTATAAGTCCCAAAACTTTAAGTGCACCAAAATTAGTAGGTCCATACAAAGTTCCATCTTCAGCAAACACATCAGTTCCTGGTTCACCTTTTGCTGCGAGTAAATTCCAAAATCCTGGAGAGGGGGTATCTCCAACATTTCCGCCATTGGCACCAACACGATACCAAAGTTGTCCGTCATATGTTGCTATATCTCCAACGGCATATGATGCTCCGCCACTGTATTCTCCTGTGTAATTCCAAAGTGCATCTGCACCATTTGTACCATTTGTACCTTTAGGAATCCAAACTTCCCATTGTGAGGTGTTTCCAACTGGATCTCCAAGTTGTCCACTTGCTTTAGCAAGATAGAGTTGTCCGTCTGATCCTCTAACTACTGCAATGTCTGGTACATAACCAGAAGATGGATTGTAGTTTCCTAAATAATAAATTCCAAATCCTGCACCTGGTGCACCATCAGAACCATTGGTTCCTGATTGTCCATCAGCACCCTTTGCTGCAAGTAAATCAAACTTAGATGTATCTGTTGGAAGTGTTCCAGCAGTTGTAACTGACTTTGTGTAATACAGTTGTCCCTGATAAGTTACGATATCACCTTCGGCATATGAAGCATTGCTCTGCCATTGGCCATTGTAACTCCATAGTGCATCAGCACCTGGCACTCCTTGCAAACCTTGTGCTCCTTGTGGACCTTGAGGGCCTACGGCTCCTTCGTCTCCCTTGTCTCCAACTGCGCCTGGCATTGGAACAATCTTAATAACTGCCATTATAGTGTACCCCCTGGTGTAATGTCGCCTAATACATGTATGGTTCCAATTACTGGAGTCCAAACATTGTCTTCGATTAGTTCTGGAATAGTCACTTGAACATCAAATGGTAGTTCGGCAACTGTTCTTAAATATTTTAATCCCCAATTTTTTGTAACTGATGGATATGCCTTTATATCAACAAAGCCTTCTCCAGGCTCACAGTCAAGAGCATCAAGAATGTCGCCAGATTGGTCATAAGCAGTTGCTCTAAAGATCCACCCAGTAGTATCATAAAAATCTACCTCGTTATCTTGCAAAAATTCAACACGTAAAGAACCAGTATCTCCTCTGACTACACGCCATTGGATACTTACTGGATCAGCGCCAAAGATTTCTGGGGAGCAAGTAGACATAATGCGATTATACCATAAAAAAATGACTAGTACTCAGGCTGGTGGGTATGAGAGACAAACCAGAGTACTAGTCAATATAAATTATATCATATCAGGACAATCTGGACATTGATATTAAAAGTTATCAAATCGTTATTGTCTATAATGTCCGTTTTGTATTGGTTTGTAGTAAATCATCAGAAATGGGGATGGTGTATACTTAAAATATATAAGAAAAAAGAACTATCTTTAAGGTTTGTTTTTAAAAGATATATTATATATAGTATATAGGGAATTATTTATTGTTTTTAGCAATATGCTCAATTAGAATTTTATACATTTCATCAAGTTTTTTCTCTTGTCTATCTCGTGACATTATAGAGTCAACTCTTTGATCTTCAACAGCATCTTCAAGTCTATTAATTTGGTCTTTTAGTGATGATCCACCATTGGTTTTAAGTTCGCTTAAATAATGTTTTACGAGCCACTTGATTGCAAGACCGAGAGATGATACAATTGTAAGTATTGCTACGATTAACGAAGCCCAGTCCTGAATTGTCATAACTAGATTATTATAAGGGGTATTTTAATAAAATGAAAACAGACATACTTGACACGTTGGAGTATTCCAAGAATTTGATTATATCCCCTGACATGGATGGTTTTATGACCGCAAAATTATTAGAGCGTTTTAACGGTTCGAAAATAGTGGGTTCATATGACAAAAATATTTTATGTCTCGCCGACGGGATCAATCCAGAGGAATGTTTGTTCGTCGATTGTGATATGAATCGACAAGAGTATGTATCTCTCGGAAATCATATGCGCCTACTTGATGACAATATGTCGGTCGAGTCGTTTAATCCTAATGTGCACTTCGACGTGGAGACATATAGCGACAAGTTCCCATATGCAACCGCTTTTTTGATTTCGTTCGCAACAGAGGTTGATCTTTCCGAACAAGACCTTATACGCATGGCTTTCGCTGACTCAACTCTAAAGAACATGGAGAAATACAGCGATAACATGCGAAACTGGTCTACACGGATGAATCATCCTGCAGTTAAGTACATAACGGACAATTCGGACATTGCAAGGGATAATGATAGAGATGCAAGATTTGAATATGTAGACCAAGCATTTGTATCTAAACGTTATGGCAAGGAAAGATATTTAGATACCCTAAACAATGCCCTAGCAGGCCAGGAGATGGCTTTTGAGCCACTAGTCCAGGGTATGAAGTACATGTGTGACAAAGTAGGCATTAATACGGTTATCAGGTATAATAAAGATATAGTGTCATATGCTGAAATATTCGGAGGAGAGTATTCGGTTACATATGATCAAGAGGTGGAATGGAAATGAGTGATGATGTTAAGTTTACTGACTTATTTGATCCTAATCAACCAAGATCAGATCGTGAACTCATTGAGTCCCGCCTAAAAATATGCAATGAATGTGAGTGGTTTAAAAAATCACTACAAAAGTGTAGAAAGTGTGGATGCTTTATGAAATTGAAGTCTACCCTTAAACAGGCTTCCTGTCCTATTGGGAAATGGTAATAAATGATTAACTATGATGAAAATATGATTGTTCATGTAAAGGGTTTTGTTGAACCTGAAGAAATTGAAGTGCTTAATTCTTTTTTAGATATGAAACCAGTTAATAATTTTAAAGATGTTTTTTATTTTAATGCAGAAGGTGATGAGTACAAAAATCAAAGAGTCATTGAGGATCAAAATATAATATCAAAAATGCAAGATTTAGATTTGCTGATCAAAAAATTTATTGAAGAAAAATATCTTAAAGATAAGGGATTGATTTTACGTAACTTTCACTGGACTAGGCCACTTGAACTTATTAGGTGGCAAGTTGGTTCTTCTCTTGGAAAGCACTCGGACGGACCAAGTGATCCCGCCGAATTTCCACTTATTAAGATAGGAACATTGATTTATCTCAATGATGACTATGATGGCGGAGAGTTGGTCTTTAATGATTATGATATAATTATAAAACCAGAACCAGGAGATATGATAATATTTCCAAACCACTATATGCACGAAGTTCTTAAGGTTTTTCCTAAAGGATCAAACACAAGAAGGCATACAATGCCAACATTTTATGTTATAGAAATAGAGGATACAAAATGAACAGAGAAGAAGCCATATCATTAATGAATGATGTTGTAAATCATATTAATAGAGAAGTTGGCAAAAACAACAACATGTCAGAAGATCAGATTAATGAAGCCATTGATCAGCACCAAGAGGGACTTACCTACATCAATGGAATGCTTTACGATGAACTATATCATCGTGGAGTTATTTCTCAATTCTAAACCATATTACGGATAAATTGTGCTATGTCGTGTGATGCGTCATGATAACTACCGTGAAATTTATCCTCAACTTGTTTTGCAATAATAAATCTTAGTTTTTGTTCAATTTGAAATAGCAAAACTGCTTGTGCTTGTTCTGGAGTTAAATGTTGTTGATCGCTATCCATTTTTGCAACTACAGTCTTTGCAACATGTTTCTGAAAACATTTTTAATGCCAAAGAATCATATACTGCAGGACCTTTTGTCCATGCACCAGTTGATCTTCCCATGTTGTCAGTTTCTAAAATAGGTGTTGATTCAAATTCAGGTGGATTTAGATCCCACGAATTTTCTAAGTTGTCTAGTATTCCCATAAAATCAATTATACACCAAATCTGAAAAATTATTTATTAGTAACATATATTATTGTTTCATTTTTAGGCTTGTAAACAAGTCCTGCAGTATATTCTTCGCCACCACTTACTAGTTCTATCTTAAACATTTTAGTGATTTTTGTTAGCACTACTCGAATTTCCATCAAGGCAAACTCTCTACCAATACACTGCCTTTTCCCAAATAAAAATGGGAAATATTCTCCTTTTGACAATTCTTTATTTTCAAGCCATCTTTCTGGTTTAAAAGAGTCTGGATCTTCAAAAATATTTTTATCTCTATGCATCACATATGAACTTGTTGTTACTTTAGTTCCAGCAGGAATTAGAGTTTCATCTACAATCACATCTTCTATTGCCAAGTGTTGTGTATTCCAGATAGGAGGGCATAATCTTAATACTTCGCTTATTAATGCTTCAAGATTTTCTTCTTCATATATTTTTTCTTGCCAATCTGGATTTACTGATAAATAGTATAGTGCCCACTCTAATACATGTGAGGTTGATTTATAACTAGTTAAAAATATTGTTATTGCTTGGTCATAAAGTTCCTCAATTGTTATTTTTTGACTATTGTATGAATTAATTAGCATACCTAAGAAATCATTTTTGTTTTCTTTAGAATCTATTCTCTTGTCTACTATTTTTTTGCAAAATTCTTTTAAACTTTTTGTTGATTCAGCACGTTCTTCATCATCCAAATCCCAAGCAATTTTGTCTGCTGTTGTAGTTGTGTCATCACTTATTTTTATAAATTCTTCATCCATGTTTTCTGAAAAAAATATGTCTAAAACACTTTTAAAAACTAAAAATTTCATTTCTTTTCTAGTATTAACTTCTCCAGACCAAGAAGAAATAACATAGTCCGTAGCATTAACGACTTTTTTTTCATACTCTTCCATAATGCTTTTACTGAATGCTGGATACATTTCTTTTTTATTGATCATGTGACTTGGCTCTTCTATGGTCATAATTCCATCACCTAACACTGTTTTCAATCTGCTAACTAGTCCATCTTTTACAAAACTGCTATATTTATTTAATAAAACATCTTCTACAGCCTTGCTAGTAAACGCAAAAAATATGTTTTGTGAATTTGATTTAATTAACGGATTTCCTTTTGTTGTTTTTTTTAAAAACATATAAAGGGCTGGCATGTCATTAAACTTCATGTTTTTAGTATACCCTACAAATCTGAAAAATTTTGTAAAACCTAAATAGCCTAAATCTGAATATTTTGTTCAGATGTATGATACGGGTTTATACATATACTATCACAAAAATATAGTGAGCACATAATCCGACACGAGTATCTAGGCTGCGTGTGATGCGAATCACATAAAATAGTTTCACGACACGCCCGAAAAGGTCCCCAATTTGTCAGTCCCTCCTGCTATACTTACAACATAACAACAAGAAAGGTCACCCACTACATGGACACTTATAATAGAATACTAAAAGAACAACAGGAGCGCCGTGCCGCTCAAGCAATAAAAGACAAGGCTATAGTAGATGCCATGTTCTCTAATAACCCTCGCCCCCTAAATAACGAATACCTATTAGCGAAAGAAGAAAACTAATGAATCCATTTACTATGTTTATTGATTGGGTAGAAGACTATCCAGCAGCAGGACTAATCAGCGCATTCACTGCGGTTGCATTGTGTGTTGTGTTAGGTATTGCACTT